CTCGGTGAGCCCAAGACAAGCTGACTTCATCTAACTCAGTACAATCATTATCCTTGTATACCCTCCTCACACAATTCACTTGTTTTCTTGCATCTTATCAGGAGAAGCGGCGTAAACTCCCTTAGAAATGTCATTCTTCATTCGAGAATTATATCTTTCCAGTAAATCTAACCGATTAACCGTACTCTTTTCTACTTCTTCTTTATCTTCCGGCGTATCTTTATGCGTTTCAACATCATCATTAGGAGTTTCAGATGCACTCTTAGCAACATAGTCTACAGCCTTATCATCATCTGATACGTCCGTAGATTTAGCTACCTTGTCCTCAGAATCAATCAATGTAGCATCTTCAGCAGACTTTTCTAGCTTTTCTGAAATGTCATCTAGGGAATCCTTAATTGACTTATTAACGTTATCTTCAAGAGACTTGTTAACATTCTTTTCAATGTTTTCATTAAGTTCTTTAACAGCACTATAGGCTTTAGCGAAAACGCCAATAGTCTTATCTAGCTGTTCAGAAGTTGCTAATCCCTTTACATTTTTTGCTAATTCTTCATTTTGGTTGGCAAAAGTTTCTGTAAGGACTGACTTAACGATTTCTTTTACATCATCAGCAGATAAAACATCTTCACTCTTATTTACGGGTGCATTATCTCCTGCTTCTTCAGCATCCTTCTTATTAGTCTTATCTTTCATTTCGTTACCTGAAACCTCCTTTTCATTTTCCTTTTTTTCTTCATTTGTTTCTTGGGAAGTACCTGCCTCTGCTTTATCGACAGTTTCTTCACTCTTTTTTAATTCTTTATCAAATTCGTTTAAAACGGAATTTTCCATTATATTAGTCACCTTTCTTATTCATCCAAAAAGTTTTTAGCAGTTTCTTTCGATACTCCTCGGCCAACTTGTAGAATTAATTGCTTAACATCTTTAGTAATATTCCCACTATCTTCTAGGGCCTTCTGAGCATAATTTAGCAGTTCTGAACAATTTTCACTTTTCATTGCATATGTTAGTGTTGTAAGTGCTCCGGGCAAGTCCTCCTTACGGAAACTAGAAATACCTTGCATCTCACTTGGATTTATTTCTGATCCAGTTTCGGCAGACATTTCAGAGTAAGCTTTTGCTAATTCACTGTTAACATCTACTGATTTCTTAAATGTTTTCCAAGAAGCATCAGGATTAGCTGGGTTAGCAGTAATAGCAACATTCATTACTTTTACTTTTGAAAATACATTAGGGTCTGCTGAACGCTTTCCTATTCCTTCTATAGAGAATCCTAATGAACGCTTAGCATGAGACTTCTCCATAGCATTAGCTAGATCCCAAGCATCCTTAGCTAAAGGCATGTGCTTATACAACATAGCTTCTAGATGAAGTCCTGACTTATCAATATAGGTATTATCAGTAGGCTCCCCAATAATATGGTCTAATTCATTATTATGCTCATAGTTTATTTTCCCCTGCTTCATTAGATACGTAATATCTAATGTGCTTGGGTCAACTATTTCCCCATCCCAATCTTTTGTATTGGTAGAAGCAACTCCTGATATATACCACTCACTATCAGAAGATTTTGTTTTATTAATGGGTACATACGCTTTAAATAAATCTATATCAACTTTTTGTGATTCTTTTAAGTCTTGCAATTTTTATACCTCCTTACTTACTAGGATTTAAAGTGGTTTCTGGGGCTATTGTAGTTTCTTCTACCGTTGTAGGGGCTACAGTAGTTTCTTCAACAGTCGTAGGTGCTACCGTTGTTTCTGCCTTGGTTTGTGAATTACCCGCAGAGTCAAACCATTCCCCTTTATTATAGAATAAAGGAATACCCTTATCCGTATCAAAGTATGACATACCATCATACAGACCAGCCGTAGGTAATTCTGCTGTAGTTCCTGTATTTATAATAGATCCACTAGCAATAGTAATTGGACTCATAACACTGTTACCAACAATTGTTGCGCCTTTTACGTCAGATGTTGTAGAAATACCTACTTTTGCGGAGCCTACATGTCTAAACCCAGTAACTATTGCACCGTAACCCCCAGTAATCGTTACTGCTGAGTTGTTATCATTTCTTGAATAGCAGGAGATTAATCTATTTCCTACACCACTGTCAATCTTATAATCATCACCAAGAAGTCCCGCATCTTGTCTAGGAATATTAGCTTCACATCCACAATCAATTAAGGAAACATTATTACAGCTATTAGTAAGGAAGAATCCTATTCCACAATATTCAGCAACACATGAAATTAATGTGGAATATTGCAATTGGTTAAGATTGAACCCAATTTGGTTACAGGATAAAGCATAGCAATTAGTTAATGTGGTACTTGTTCCCCCACCATAGAGGCTAAAGCAATCTCCACCAACATCAACTACTCTTACATTAGTGAATTTGCTTGTGATTGGAATAGATACATTAATTCCATAACCTGATTTATTAATAGAAACATTTTCAATAGTTAATGATTCTGTTGTAGTATTGTTTTCTCTGCCGAATATAAGCCCACCAGTTCCAGTATCACTACCATTCCCATTAAAGGATATATCACTAATTGTTGTGTTGCTAATGTCAGTACCAGATATATGAGCCTGTTGTGAGCTTTGATGAATAATAGTGTTTTCCATACCAGACCCTTTTAGATTAACATTAGGATAGATGGTTAGTGCTTTGCTTATTAAGTAAGTACCGGCAGGAACGTATACGGTTCCCCCACCATTATCCTTAGCATTATCTAAGGCTGACTGAATAGCATCTGTATCATCCGTTGTATTATCACCAACAGCTCCCCAAAAATCTACTCGTGAATTTAAGGAGTCAGTAATACCCTCTTCTATGTTATTTAGCTTTTCTGCTGATATAATTTCCTTAGTAACCCAATTTGTTCTTTTATATGACAATTACTATCCCTCCATTGTCTAATTTGCCTGAGCAATATCTACCTGAGCAGAGTCTACCTTATTTGAGGGTAATTCCGTAGTAGGATTTACTGTTGTTTCAGGTTCCTTAGTGGTTACTACTCACGGTTGTTTGTGGAGTAACAGTAGTAGGAGCTACTGTAGTAGGATCAACAGTAGTAGGAGCTACCGTAGTAGTTTCTTCCTCCCCAGTAACGAATCCAGATGGTAATGGAATCTTATTAGAAGTTCGTCCGTCATCACTAACCCATTGTAAAAACATATCGTTAGCTTGATACTCAGTATTATAACCTAATCCAGTAATATCAAAGCCCTTAGAAGCATCGGGCACGTCTACTGTTTGAATTAAACTACCGTTTTTCTTAAAAACATTAATTTTAGGCATATTAATATCTCACTTTCTTTAATCTAATAATAATATAGGTAAGCTTACTTATTCGTCAGGTTTACCACCATAGTTTATCTTATCGGTTCTTGTGCTATCAGCAACTTGACCATTCTTAACGCCATTAAAAGTTCCTTTACCATTTACTTTATCTGAACTACCATCTAATCCCGATTGAACATCTTGGAAGGAAACTCCTGATCCATTATCTGGTTGTGGCCCAGAAGAAAGCATACTTAACTTTTCTTGTTGCCATTGATGTTCTATTTGCTTTTCTTGTTGTAGTTGTCCTAATCTTTGAATAGCAAATTGATTTAGAATAACATCTCCACCTTTAATTGGGTCAAGATTCTTTTCTACTCTAATTTCATTAACCGTTCTATATGTTTTAACTTCTTCTGCTAATAGTTGAACTCTCTCAGTTTCCCCAGAAATATCTTCACCAACAAATTGGAAAAGATAATTATTACCAAAATAAGGCTTAATTATTTCATTGTTAATAATTTTTTCAATAAATCTAAGAAGACTAGCTAAACCTTTGTTCATAGATGCTTGTAACTTTTGTTTAGAGTTACCTTCATTTAAACTATTAGACTTACTACCAGTAGCTCCACCCTTATTAGGGAATCCTACTTCTGATGGATCAATATTAAATACGGATGAACAAATATTAATTAAGAAGTTAATCCACTTTTCAAATTCCATATCCCTGGCATTTGGAGTTAAGTTAACATACTTAACATCATCAGCAGTAGTTACCGGGTATTGCCAACTACTTGCTACACCGGTTACTCGACTTTCAAAGTTTCTTCTAAAGTCTGCTAATTGCCTTCTTGATTTACCAATACCAGAAGTATCTGCGGTAGGTTTTATATTAATGATCCCTTGTACGGAACCACCATGACTAAAGAATCTATCATTAAACATCATGGTATTATTCATAGCTAAGAATTGCTGTAGAGCAACTTCTAATTCAGATTGACCATAACCACTACTATAAATATCTGTTCTTGGCCGTCTAATTGCCATAATTAAATCTGCATCAGAAAATTTATTGACAATTCTATCATCAAATACTTGTACATATTTATCCGGGATTATTTTACCAGAATCTCTATTAACCGCCCGATAAATAGTCGATGGATCAATTGCTTTAATATGATGAAGCTTACCTTTATTGTTAAAAGTTTTCTCAGCATTAACTTGGTCAAATGTGTAGGTATCTCGAATAAGTTTAGTACAGAAGTCGTCAAAGTCATCCCGCTTTTTATATCCGGACATGCTTGGGTCATCTACACCCATATATTGAATAAAGTGTTCGGCTTCTCTAATAGTTCTTAATTGACTATCTGTTGGCTTAATATTACTATCAGTTAAAGTTACTCTGTATCCTAATCCATCGTTAGACTGAGAAACAGGTTGGGTATAGCGGCTAACCTGCCCAGACCTTGTGCTTAAAATTGCTTGAAAAAGAGGCGCCGTAGAATACTGCTTTAGCACATTATTAATGGTTCCTGCACCAGATACCCCGGGCTTTTCCCTAAAGTATGGGTTAATTCCCGCGATATCATAGTTATACACCATAGGCTCATTCATAGCCTTATCTCGGCCACCAAAACCCTTTTTAATTATATCATTGCTCTTCATTACTGAATCTGCATTTTTATAAAGGACTTCATCAGGTACTCTTTCAAAATCATTTTCTATACCAGACTCTTTAGGGGAATTTGTTCCCGTTAGTCTTTCAAAAATATTCACATAATCACCTCTTATACATAATAGGAGATTTTATTACTCCCATTTACTTTTCCCTCTATTTTCAGGGAGACTTCTTCTTTTGGATTTTCATTATACATAAATAGTTTTCTAGATAAGAAAGCTTCTTCCCTATCTATATAAATAATATTATTATTTTTATCTAAACAAATAGCTTTAGACTTATCATCAGTAACTGCTAATACCCGATATCTAACATGTTTATCTGCATCATTAATATATACTTGAACATGCTTTCCTTCATATAAATTATAGTAACTAACAATAGTAATCCAGTCATTTTCAAAACCATGTTCCCTAGAGGAATCTTTAATACTTAACCAAAGTTCATCTTGCATA